ATATTTACCCAAATCTATATTCAAAAATGGTTCGTATTTCCGAATACGATTCTTTAGTGGTTCCCACACTATAGTGTCATCAATATCAATGTGATCTGCAAAATTGAAGATCTTATTGAAGATAGTGATGGTCTCAAGAGTTATTATACTCCCTAGATGTGCTTTCACAAGTACGGGATGCACACCTTTAATTTTGAACAGGTCGTCAAAGTTATCGCACAAATTATAAAGTTTACTGACATCTTCTCGAAAGATATAGGACAGAGACTCCATCCTTCTTGTATATTCAGCATAATTCTTTGCACCCTCACGAACCAGAGTTGCAGGGTAAACTTTCTCCTCTACAACCATGTTAGAGACAAAGAAATCTCGCAGTTCAACCTCATTGAACGTGCGAGACAATTTTACAAAGAAAAACTTGTCTTTCCTCTTATCAAAAGAAGAAGGAGATGCTTTTGCTGAGTTTCCGTATTTAAAGTAGTCGAATGACTTGGAAGTGAAGTGAAGTTTCAAAGAAAGATACATTTTGTAGACTTCAATACCAGTCACAGTGCCAAGAACCCTCTCGATGTTTTTTTCATAAAGTTGAGACGTTGAGCGTCATATTTTAGTTTCTCTTTCAAGGGTTTAGAAATGAGTTTATTAACCCCATCAAGTTCAATGCTTTTGTCTTCACAGAATTGTAATACCGCCTCAATATAATTGAGGTTGGAGTCTTTTACAATGTTTTCGATTTCGAGAGAGAACTTGGCAGCTGTCATGAAGTTTTCTTCAAAGACTTCATCAATCTTACCAGTTCCCATATGCTTTTTTGTAAGCGTCGATGTACTCTTTAAGTTTATGAGCGTACTTAAATTTGTCATAGATTTCAAATATCTGGGGTTCCCCAGTTTCACATGCGATAATTGTGACGAGTTTCTTTACCTTAAGTCCAGTTAACTCTTGAAACATTATAGCATAAGCACACTCTTGTGCAAAGTAGTCCTGAATCCACTCCTCTCTCTTCGTTTTTGTTGAAGTTTTGAAGTCGATGATTGCAAGTTCGCCGTCGTACTCAGCGATGCAATCCACTCTGCCTGCCATGCGAAGCACATTAGAGTATAATGGTGCCTCTAAAGCATGAATGTTGTCAATTTTATCAATGTAAGGTTTGATCTGGTTGAACAAACCCATTGACATGACATCATTCTTGTACTTGCTGATGCTTAAATTGGAAAGGTACAATTCAGCAAGTTTATGAGTTTTGTTTCCACGAGTAGATGCTCTTTTAGAGATCTTGTTCGCTTCTTCCTCACCAACGCGCTTGCGCCATTCCATAATGTTTTTCTTTTTACTGTACCCAATTACAGTAGTGACCGAGGGGAAAAGATCCTCGCCAACGGCATAGGTTCTTCCCTTCTCGGTCGTCTCCGCTTTCAGATCACGAAAGTTATGTATGTTTAAGTGTTTAAAAGCCAAGATTCATTTTACTGATAAGGTATGATTTAACTAGTCCAGATCTGACGATATCCTGGACACCAAACTCAATAGAAGAAAACTCATCCATGTCGTCGATGATTTTCATAAAGTCTAACACACCATTCCTTTCATTGGTGCGTGTGAGGTCGGTCTGTGCAGCGTCACCTGCAAAGATAACTTTTGAGTTGACTCCAAGACGAGTGATGATGGAGTCAAGTTCGTGGAAGTTTAGATTCTGACACTCGTCGATAAGAACGATGGCATTGTCTAGAGTGGTACCACGAATGAAAGATGTAGACCAGAAACCGATGGTTTCCTGTGCTTTAAGATTTGCATAGAGCATTTCAAAGGAAGCATCGTCAGGCATCTTGAACATATATTTTACCATATTCTTGTATGGAATCTGGTAAAGGTTGCTCTTGTCCTCATGATCCCCTGGAAGGAATCCAATCTCTCTGGTAGGAACCAGCGAGCGAACGATGTACAGTTTTTCGTATGGACTCTTCTCGTCAAGGATTTGTTTCAGTGCAAGATAGATTGCAACGAAAGATTTTCCTGTTCCAGCACAACCATATAAGAAAAGATTCTTCTCTTTATCATATTCCTCAAACACTTTCTCCTGTGTTGAGGTCATCGGTTTGATATCTATTAAATGCTCAGTAGAAATTGGTTTTCTTCTCATTTGTCTCGCGGATAAACCGACCATTGAAGGTTGTTTCTTGGATTTTACAGGCATAGGCTTAAGGTGCCTCGAAACGGGCGTAAGGGTGATGTTTTTTGACATTACGAAGTCGGTCTTTGAAACCTTGAGGAAGTTTATCCTGGTAGTCTCCGACCCCAGACACAGCGGACGCTGCACCTGCTTGCCAATCTCTATCCCAATCAGGGTTGGCATCTCTCCACTCGGCGTATTCTTTCATAGTCATGGAGATATCTTTGGTCTCTCCAGTCTTCAAATTTTTCACGGGATAAGTAGGCATTACAACCACTCCATTGCTTCAGATACGATTGGGAATTGTTCTATGAAACGTTGCTTACATTCGTTAGCAATGTCCATATGTTCTTTTTGAGTGCCATTGGCACTTCGTAATTGTATATAGTGAATCCAGGATCTAACGGATCCCGTCATGTAGATACGAGTAGGAGTAGCAAGAGGCAGAACAAAACGGGCACACTCTTTAGCAATACCCTCACGAAGCAACTCGTTATATAAGTCCATGCCCTCAGCAAAATACTCAGTGATCCTCCGCTGTAGTAGAGACGACATTTCGGGACTAATATCGTCAATTGAGTTTTGCCTATTTTTAGTATCTTGCCTCCGCAAATCTGGAACGGGAATTTCGTTAGCCAATAAGTTAGTATCAGCATAGCGTTGTGAAAACTCTTGATAGGTGAAGCTCCTATGCCTCAGAATTTGAGCTGCGATTCCCCTATTGGTTTCGATTTCAAGTGTCATGAACGCTTGTTCAAATACCGACCAATGTTGATGTTTGGCACAGTATTTTAAGAGTCCTGCAACGTTAGGATTCTCTTGATTGTTTGGGTTACTGACGCGGGCAACGTAGCCCATGTGTTTTTCTGCGTCTGGAGTAACGGAAATAAGTTTTACGGTCATTTACATAGTATCACTGTTGCCAAAACCAACTTCGGATTGCCATCTACGCCATTTCTTTAGTGCTAATTGGCGTTTGACTTCCCGTAGTTGGACACGCATGTAGTAGACTTCATCTCTAGAGTAGTCTTGCTCATGCTTCAGTGCGTTCTTAATGAGTTGTTTCTGCTCTTTAAGACGCATGGATAGGAACTTCGTGAACGTTATATTTATACAACATTCGTATGTTCATAGAGAGCATCGAATAATTGATCAGCAAGATCATCGATACTCTCTGGTTCTTCTTCTTTAAAGTCGAAGTCGTTTCTATCTGCTTTGAAGAGATCTTCAACCTGAGTCTCAATCTCTTTCTTCAGATCAACCTCGGTTTCCCCATTCGATTGCTGGGAATGCTTCTGCGACGACATTTTGAGTTACCCTGTAGTTATCTTGAAGACTGCGGTTACATGCTGCGACCAGAAGTTCTGCTTCGTCTGCATGAAGACCCTCTAAAAGTTGAACAAACAGTTGTTCGCGCTTCATCTTATTGATGGAACCATCTCCACCTTTGAAGAAGCGATAGAGTCCACGATACTCTTGAGTCAAACGAGTGTGCTCTGTTCCTGCTGGAGCATCGTTGGGTGTATATGGTACCTCTCCGTCGGGAAGGAGGAATTGGAGCGACTCATCAAAGTTGATGATTAACAATGCTCGAAGACCTGGATTGTTGTATTCCTGCAACAGAGAGACTTTTTCTGCTTTTGTCTTTGCGGAGGAGACCTTCTTCAAGATCTCCGTTAAAAGTGCATCCTTAGGTAATTTTCTTGGTGCCATTTCAAGTCAATGTTTTGGTGTAATTATATCAGTAATCATCATCGTCGTCAAGTTCGCTATCAAGGAATCTAACCGAATAGAGTTCCTCATTAATAACGTAACCATCTTCATCCAGCATTTCTGGGTGAGTAATACCCTGACTTCTAGCGTAGATAGATGAATCGACTGTCTCTTTGTAGATCCAACCGATAACTCCCCCGATTGCGAGGAAGGCAACCATCCCTACTGATGAGAAGAACAGAATGACATTAGTTTCCATCTTTATTCCTGCGGTCTATGTTTATTCTAACACGCACCGACCATTTAAGAAATGAGAAGGTGCTATCAAACCAACTTGGTGGTTCTTCCTCGACCCTCCTGCTTCGTGGAAGCATAACTTCTATGCCTTTATTTATTGACAGTTTTTCTTCGTCTACGCTTCCCTTTTTCCAACTCATACTTCCATGCATCTTCTAGTATTTTATAAAGATAGTTGCGTATCTTCCGTGCATCTGGTTTAGACAAGGGGTACGCTTCCTTCATCTCAGGGTGACCACCTTCAAGATAATACTCAAGATCATCTACGGTTTGTGAGAGGTTGGCAGCAGAAGAACTTTCAATAAACTTGGTCACCTCGATCTTTCTTAGTTTGTTTTTTGTCAGATAGTCATACATGTCAAAATTAAACTTGCCATGTATACAGGCATCATCGATAACCCGCTCAACAATCTCGATTAGAAGGTCTTCTGGTTCCATTAGATAAGTTTGTTCTCTCTTAGATATGCAACGGTCTCTGTACATCCACCAATGTTATAGTCTCCCATAAGCACCTGTGGAAACGTAGACCCCTTACCGAACTTATCATAGAACTCTTCCCTGCTGAAGTCAACACCAAGTTTGAACACTTGAATGTCAAATTCCTTCATCTGCATAAGTTTGATCACTTTGGAACAGTAAGGACAATAATCTTTTGAGTAGATAGTAAAGTTCATAGTAATTTATAAAAACCTTAAGGGCAAAAAATTGCCCGAAATTTTTTTCCGACTTTTTTGTAACTCAAAAGTCGATTTTCCTCAGTCACCATCTATGTAACTCTGACATGTGTCAGGGTTCTTCTTACACCATGCTCTCACGTATGAGTCAGCATCTACTTCCATGCTGTAGTGTGCATGGTTATGAATGGTTCCTATGAGGATGAGGAAACCTACCAGCAACACGTTGAACTGTGTCACAGGTGATCTAATAATGGTCAAGAGTGTACGCATTAAAAAAGGGGTCCTAAGACCCCCTCATTATAGCAACGTTGTCAAGCGTATCAGAAGCTATACTTCACGCCTGCCTTGGTGCCGTATCCACGGTCAACGCTGGCATCGCCAGAACCGACGAAGGAGAGTTCGCCATAGATACCCAGACGCTCAGTAGCAGCGACGGAGAGACCTGCCTTACCAG